GTAAGGGTGACAGCAGAGGTAGCCGGACCTGGACTCGTTCCCACCGTTGAAAAAGCATTGGTTAAAGTAGTTGTCGATTTAATAGGGTGAATATCATAAAAGATTCCCCCTGAATAAACATATAGAATTCGATTCGTTCCTAGGGCAGCATACTTGATGCCCACATTATCCACAAAATGATGGATCGCTCGTACAGGACCGGTTAAATAACTTTCTCCGAGTTCAGCCCACCCTCCTATTTTTTCAGGAGTGGAATATCTAAAACGAACATTGTCGCCAGCAATCCATTGTCCTTCAGCAGTAGTAGGAGTGACCTGTTTATTAAACCCAGGCATAAAGCCTATTTTTTGTAGCATAGAAAATTCCGTTTAGAATATAATTATACTAGATCAGAGGGGATATCAACAGATTATGAAGAGGCGTAGAAGACCTTTGTGGTGGAAAGATCCCCCACACCAGTGTCTTATATATCTCTTTTCTCTTTAGGTGTCAATGGAGGGGCACCTTTAAAACCTCCGGGTAATCCTAGCATCGGACGTCTGTCGTATTTATTGGCTTTAGCTGTTTTCTTTTGAGCATCATTATAATGCAAGAAGACTTGAGCACAACGCTCTCCAGCAAAAGGATCTCGCCAATGTTCAAGATCACAACCGGCATACATAAGCATATCACCAGGTGCGAGATCCACTTTAATTCCAGCCCTACCTTTCTTGCCCGAAGGTTCGAGATAAATAGGCCAGGGATCTCCTCCTAAATTTAAAGTGGTAGATACTTCACATGAATAACGATCCTTATGACGATGAAGAATATCTCCTCGCTTATAAAGTCGTGCGTAAGAATAAGTCTCATTCAGTTTATAACCACTTTCTTTTTCCATTTTTGGACGAAGCCCCATGAGCAAAGTCTCCATCACCAAATCTGCATAATGAGTATAGGTTCCAGGGATCATCCCATCATTCCATATACCCCACTCCGTAGCAAAAGGGGAAAGCCATTTCTTGGCAAATAAGTAATTGCTAACCCGTCGCTTATTGAGAAAATAGCTATAACAAAATTTAGCGATTTCAGGCGTAATAGCCTTTCTTAAAATTTTATATTTGTTTTTCTTGTATTCACTTTTCATGTTTTTTCTCTTTCATCAGCTGTTTTTTTCTTTCCTCAATTAAAGTTTCCACAAAATCAGTAGGATGTTTTGGACGAGGGTGCTTTAGCATCGCTTTAACATACGCCTGACGAGAAGCTCCCATCACATTATGAAGTTTGGGCAGATGAATTATTTTATTTTTTTTTATCATGATTAAATCCTACTATCTCTTTGGGAAACGCTTGAATATTAAAATGAAGGAAACGAAAAGGTTCATAACCATCATCAACAGCATACATATGTGGCATAAATGAATTAAAAAATATGAAGCGACCGGGTTTAACGGTATAAAAAACTTGAGACGCAGCATCAGTAATCTTAGTGAGGTCTTTTTCAGGCAGTAAATTTAGCAGACGCCCTGGGCGAGGATCATGAAAAATAGGTTTGGAAGTTTTTTCACTGGCTTTTAAAAAATAGAAGCCTGAAATATGGCCATTCCAGTGCGTATGCAGGGAATGATGACCTCCTCCATCTTGGGCAAATTCTTGGACCCATAACTCAGTAATAAAAATTTGATAATTGGACAGATTAAACCCTTGTCCTCTTAATAAATTATAAGCACTGGCTCCAATATAATCTTGAAAAACTTTAAATTTAGGGTTTCCAATCAAGCTTTGAGAATGATGGACCATTCCATGATCTCCTTTATCACCCATTTTTTTATTACGTTCCTGAATGTTTTTAGCATTGTTCTTCTTAGCCCATCTAATATATTTATCTGAAGCTTTATTTAAATCTTTAATCCATTCTGGTTTATCAAAAAAATAGACCGGACATTTAAAATAGTCCTCTCGGTAAAACTGATCTTGTTTGGGAGTGCCACCTTCAGATGTTTTACACATTTTATCTATTTTATCTATTTTATTTTTCATTTAAAAGGAGCTCCTAAATACCAAACGACTAGACTGTATCGGGTTCCTTGTGTAACGGGACGTACCCGATGCCAAACTTCAGAAGGAAACACCACTAGAGAGCCCTTGGATTTTATTTCTTTACATAATCGAGTCTCAGCTTTTTGATCAGGATCCACCGTTCTAAAATCAAATTCGAGTTCTCCGCCTTTATAATCTTTTTCATCGGATAACGAAAGAGTTACCGATAACTTCCTTATTTTTCCATGACTAGGGGTATTGGGTTGATTATAGGGTTTGTCCCAACTATCGGAATGCCAATCATAATATTGACCTTTATTGTATTTGGTAAACTGACAGGCTTCTCCATAATTCCATTGAAAGTTCCAGCCCGCACTTCTATTAGCTAGGTCGACAAAAGGACTAAGTTCTTTAAACATCCAGTCTTCATGAAACCACATAATATTAGAATCTCTTTTCTTTTTTAAATCTTTAATCTGTTGACGGTTCAGCTTATTAACATCGGTATACCCTCCAGTAGTAGCCATTACTTGTCTACGTTGTAAACCATATCTTACCATGTCATCACAAATATGATCCGGGACCGCTTTTTTAAAAAACCAAAAATAATATTGTAAATTCATCTTTCTCCATCTTTATATCATATATCTATTATTAGTCAATTTGATCTATATCAATTATGTCCATTGGGGTCCTTCTAAAAGAGCAGCAACGGAGGTTCGTGTTCCTTGAGTAAGAGGCATAATTCGGTGAAGAATATAGGAAGGGAAAACCACCATAACTCCAGGCGTATTAAACTCTTCTATGGTCTCAGGAGTGTTACGACAGATTTGAAAGTTTCCTCCCTTATAAGATTTTTCTGAAAGATTTAAAAGACAGGTAAGTTTAGAAGAAGAAGGACGACACGCGGATTCATCGGTATGCCAACTATATTGATGTCCTGTTTTATAATGATTATGAATAAGAGCATGATACGGAGTCCAAGGATAAACATGAGCTCCATACCATTGTTGATTCAGAAAGTAGGCTCGATCTATAAAATCTTTTAAAAAGGGTTTAACCTTCCCCCACGTAAGAGTAGAGACTGCACAGTTTTTAATACTTCCTGAGGGTCCTTTTTTAACTTGGTCATTAGCAGGTTCTAAATATTTATTAATGGCCTGGTTTATCTTTTTAACCTGAGGCAAAGAATAAACCTTATGATAATAAAGACTATGCTGAAATGCCATTTAGTTTCCCTGCTTAATATTAATATTAAAAGACAAAGAAATGCGTGGTTTATTGGATTGATTGGCCTGTACGGTATGTAAAATATCGGCAGGGAAAATAACTAAATTTCCTGCCTTAGCTTTTATTTTCCAGAAAGAAGAGTTTTCATTAGTATATTTAGAATAGCGTAATACAGAAAGAGAAGAACAACGAGTGCTTAAAAAATATAAGTCGCCACATAGAGGAGGAGTTTTAATATAATAAACACCTGCTAAGAAATTATGAGGATGATTATGGGTATTATTAGACGCTCCTTTTCTATTAACATTAAGCCAAGGTTGGTTAAAATAAAAATCGTAAGGTCTTTCAATATTTAAACTCTGGATATAGACATCAACCGCAGGTCTAATGGCATCATAGAATTTTTTAATTAGAGGAATAGTAATATCCAAGTAATCACTATGGTATCCGTTTTGATTACTCCTAACTACAGAAGGAGATGTTTTCTCTAGTTTTAAAGCAAATTTTTCAAGATCTTTATTAAAAGAAAACTGATGAGAAGTTTGTCCAAATGAGGATGTAAATATAAAGTCTTTCATTATTTCTAATGAAAGTTATATCAAATTTAAAAAGGAATTACAAAACAACCTGTTGCATTAAACGTATGGGTATGAGTACATCCTGGTGTTGGAGCTCCACAAGCAGGTGTTCCCCCTGTGATTCCTTTGCCTGCAAAAGCATCCGGAAACTGAATTAAAACGACTCCTGGTCCACCGGCTCCACTATCTCCTGGACCTGGTGCAGGTGCAGATTCATCTCCAGCACCACCTCCGCCAGCACCGGTATTCGTTGCGCCTGGTAATCCTTGAACAAAAGCATATTGAGCTTGACCCCCTCGACCTCCTGTACAGCATGGACTTGAACCTCCTGGTGCAGGTCGACCTGCTCCACCACCGCCGCCGGCACGCATTGTAGAATCGCCTGGCCATGCACTTGATCCGACTCCTCCTGTTGTATTAGGACCGGGAGGCATTTCAGCGCCCGGAGGATTGCTTACTCCTACGCCTCCAGCACCACCGCCGCCTGATCCGCATGCTGCAGGAGTTGCTCCACCACCATCATATCCTTGAACTGGACAAGTAGGTGGATTATTTCCTTCTCCAAATCCGCCTCCTTCTCCGCCACCACCACCAGATCCACCATCTATACAGGCAGGCGTGCAAGGTCGATTTTTGCCAGCACCACCACCAGCCGATTCAAATTTTGTACCTACACAACACGTATCGAAAGAAGAAGCATTTCCTTTATTGCCTGGGTTTTGAGGACCGGGGCCAGGTTTAGCAGCACCACCTGCTCCGACTGTAATTTTGTAAGTGTTACCTGGACTAATTGGCATAGTAGCACAGAAACGATAACCGCCTGCACCGCCTCCTCCACCTTGAGGAGAAGCTCCACTTCCTCCACCACCGATTACTAATACATTAAGTGCACTAAAACCAGGAACAACGGATGGCTTAGGCCATGTGTCCTCGGTAATACGTTCATTTTGATCTTGCATCGACCACATACCCGATGCTTTATTTATTTGTTTAAATAGGACGATTCCTGATCCACCAGCACCACCTGCTTGCCCAGTACTAGGGCCGCCACCTCCACCACCAGTATTAACGGTTGCTGCAGATCCAGCTTGACCATCGTTCCCACCAGCTCCACCACCACCCGTCGCGGTTCCAGCTGGAGCGGGACCTGTAGCCCCACCACCGCCTCCACCACCATAAATCCCAGAATTAGGGGCTGCCGGATAAGTAGGACTTACATCGGTAGCTGCGCCACCTGTTCCACCGATCGTTGTACTTCCACAAACTCCTGCACCTGCGTGTCCACCTCCACCGCCACCACCGAATGCAGGGCCAGCGGGTCCACCGTCGCCACCATCATTGCCTTGAGGACCTCCTAAAGCTACTGGAACAGCCGGGGTATTACCCGATCCTGCTAGGCCACAAGGACCTGATCCACCGCCACCTCCTCCAGAGCCACCATCTTGCCCTGCCCTGTCAGGTTGAGTTTGAGCCGGTCCACCGCCGCCTCCTCCAGTTGAAGTATAGGTTGTACCACCAATTGTTAAACTAGAATCACTTCCATCGCCTCCATATCTAGGAGGACCACTCACCGGTCCTGACGCACCGCCAGCACCGACTACTGCTGTATAAGCAGTACCTCCACAAACGGGAATATTATTAAGAACACTCATCCCTCCAGCACCACCACCGGCTGATGAGCTACATGAACTTGAACCACCACCACCTGCACCGCCAGCTACAACGACAAAGTTTGCAAATCGTGTACCTGCTCGTGTAGTAATAGTTCCTGGTCCGGGAGATGTAAATTCTGTGACTACATCTGCACCAAAAGAAGTTGTATTATACTTTCCAATTAAGCCGCCATTGCCAGCCATCTGAGTCTCCTATGCGGACACCCAAGCGAAGCCTGAAGCGTCCCAGTTAAATAAATTTTGTGGAGTTTCTGCATCTTTTGCAGTCCACCGTAAATTAGGTTCATCCCAATTAATGATGTAATTTTTAGCAGGATCTCCGTATGTTTTTATAGTAGGAAAAGTCACTGGAGGTTGCCAATCACTATTCTCATCTAAAGACCATGATGCATAAGGTTGAACAAGTATAAATATGTTTTTATCATAGCTATAAGTATCTCCTATGCCTGCATATTGTTTTCTGAAATTATGATTATAAGAAGTTTGTTTCCATGTAGTATGAGCGCCAAAAAATCTAATGCACCACGTTTCTCCGTCCACATGTTCATCACTAGGGATATGTTCATTAGAAATTACCACCACTCTTTGTACCACAAACAACTTATCAGTTGTAAAACCTGTTGGATCAGTTTCTTTTTTAAGTTCTGCGAAATGTGCCATAAAACTCTATTATCCCCTAATCGATTATTGTTTCATACGATATGAATAAGTCTAAATCTCCAGTCGCACTCGCACCACCTTTTAAAATATCTCCTTCCATTAAATAGATGGGAGTGTCTGTGAGAACTAGTGAAGAATCTGCTGGAACTGAAATTGTTTTTGCTAAATAAACTGTAGCGTCTGCTCCAGTAGTTGTAACTCCTGTTGTGCCTGAGCCCATGCCATCAACGAATAAATCTACGTCTGCAGCTGCACTACCATCCACATTAGCAACTATAATTCTATTAATTTTTAAAATATATTCAGCAGTAACTGTTAATAATGTTGTAGTTAAAGTGTTAGATAAGTTCCAGCCAGCATTACCACCAAGAATGGTTGCGACTGATACTATATTTGGATTTGCCATAATTA